ATTAATGTACTCAATTGCATCGGCTTCCGTATAGATTAATCTTAATTTACTTCTTGCATCGGGCAAAGCTTGAGAGCCTCCTGAAATATTATACAAGGTCTCACACTTGGTTTTGAGCTCTGTGGCTACGCCAGAAGAAGTAATCCCCTCAGCGGTATCTTTAGAGAGTGAAATCTTCCCGAGGTAACTCTGCGTTGCTTCATCCCAATTATAGAGAATTTCAAAGGCGTTGAAAATGTACCTCTTATTGAATGTGTCTGTATCTTTCCCTTTTACCTTGTCGCTATTCGGAAGGACAAAAGAGTGAGTCGGGCTTTCTGCTCCTATTGAATCCAAGAATCCATCCCAAACCACAGTTTGAAGCGCATTAACGTGGCAAGCGTTCCAACCCTCCCAGATTAAACGCTCTATTTGATACTTTGTATTCAAGTGCCCCTTATCGGTCCACTGTGCTCTCACTGGTGTTGTATTGGCTACGTTCTGGGTTACTGTCATATCAAGAGACTCTTCTAATCCCCAATCAACAGAGGTGAGATTTGAACGTGAGCCGTTTTGATGCCGCGACACTTTGTCTTGATAAAGTTGCATTGTTGTCCACGGTCGGCCAGAGACAGAAGTAAAGAGCTTGTCTGAAATAGTAACCCCGCTACTGTTTGCAATCATGCCAAGGCCGTATACCTTATAGTCTACAGTCACGTCGATTTGTGGTTCTGCTGGCGCTATAGAATCCACGGTTATGTCTGTCACTATTTCTAGCTGTAATTGAGTCGGCTTTTTCTTCCCGCTGAAGTCGTCAGTCGTGGCGAAGCTCTCAACCCCAGACGTATACAGCTCATAAGCACTCTTATAATACTCTTTGTTGTAATTTGTATAAGTAGTGTTAGGGTCTTCATAGTATCCCGCTGGGGTGTCTCTTGTAATAGCGTGGCAAGAATTAACTACACCGCCAACAAGGTTTGTAGCTGGCTCATAGTTGACAGAGTTCACAGGGCTAGATATTTGCTTGTATACACCGCCTCCAGTATCCCACACATAATAGGCTCTTATATTTGTTTTGGTTTTAATTACACCAGAACCAGTTAGAGATATAGTTGTATCTATGTCATTTATTAAGCTTTCAATCTGTCCTAGATCACCCTCAAGAGTAAGCGATAAAGCCACCTTTGCGCTATAGCTTGGATTGGTTGGAGTTCCTACGCTCCATACTGTAGATGTGTTATAGTTGGTTGTGTCGTCTCTGTCAATTGTATTTGTAGTTGCACCCGATGGGGTAGTCGCTATTGTTCCGTAGCTTTTCTCTATCCACACACCATCAGAGTCATACACAAAAGTCCCTGTTGATTGTATTGCATCGGCTGAATTTATCGCACAACTTGTAAACTCTGCAAGGTCGTACCCTGCTATATTGTCACCTTCTAACACTTTAGGTGTTACTGTGACTTCTTGCCCTGACTTCTCCCATGCATCAACTGGCAAAGACTCCCCGTCTTCATTAACTAAAGATGACCCACTTGAAACAATGTTAGGGTCTGTATAGTAGAGAGAGTTTAAAAGCTTAAGGTTTCCTGTAGACACATTGGTAGTAATCGAACCCTCACCAGTTGCGCCTTTAATCTCCCAAGCATCAGATATATAGTCAGGTATAGCCTCAAGTAATATGTCTATTACGTTTCCATCTGGTGCAGAGGCATAAGTTTTTATGCTCTTCCCGTCACCACCACCAGAATCAACCACAAAATATAAATTATCAGCGGTATACGCATAGTCAAGAAGGGCCTTTGTTGTATCCTCTGGCACTGTCTCAAGAGTAAGTGCTGTTGTTGCCTCTCTTGTCGCAAAATTAAAAACCACATTGTCAGGGGTGGAGCTCAAATCATCAACAACAAAACCCCATTTTGTAGAGTCTATATCAGTAAACTCTACTCCAGAACCAACCCACACACCTTTTTCATGATCCCCAATAATCAACGGGGCCCAAGTATCCCCATCAATTGAGTAGGACATATCTGCATTCATTTGATCTTTAATATCACCTAGCTCTAACTCTACCACTCTACTCGAAGGTTTCACCGCTTTGATGTAGTTTGTGAACTTGGTGTAATCCCCTACAACATCATCAGTATAATAGACTCTGGTAATCATTTTACCAGTTATGTCAATGCCAAGATCTAATAATGATTGATAGTACCCCTGTAAGTTGTCAATTGATATCTTACCGCCCGATATTACTTCAGGGCGTGGATGATCTTGGAGGGGGATTTTCTTCCCTGCTCCAGAATCCCAGTTTTTTGTAAGCAAGTATGGCATGTAATTAGTTACGCCTACGGGTATGTTGCTCTCATCCTCAGTAAACGTAAGAACCCCGCCAGTCATTCCAATAGAAGCGTCATCGCCGTAAACGGTTCCACCTGTTACATTGAGATGAATTTGAACCCCTGCATTAACTTGCATTGATCACCTCGAATGAAATAGTCCAGAGATTGGCTCTTGTATTTGAAAACTTGATATTTTTACTTGAGAGTTTCACAGTTTTATCCCCTTGCCCGCCTTGAAATCCGAATGGATACCAGTTAGTTCCAGCGTTCATCGTTGTGCTGGTTGCTCTGATATTCCTTACTATCTCTAGTAATATATTTCTTGCCCCCTCGGTACGGATATTAACAAACTCTAATTTCGTTGTGTCGTGCTGTGAGTCTGCACTATTTGAGTTTTGTGAAACTCTCCGCCCATTGCGAGAGAGGAACCGCTTATCTTCAATCTTGGCCGTAAATTCTGGTAAATAGAAGTTGCTCAATGATCCAAAGCGAAAACCACCCGCACCACAATCGACTACAGTATTATCATAGACAATATCAAAGTCTGGAACTATCACCACATCGAATAAAAAGTATTGATTAAATGGATCAATCTGGCCTGAATCTTCCCAGCTCTTCACGAATACCAAATCACTCACGCTCATGTCTATATGTGGGCCAAAGGGGTAAAATGCTGGTGTAGCTTCTCCGAGGAGCGTTGCAAGTGATACAGAAGTATCTCTATATGTATTTTGTACAAGTGCATTGGTAGCCGCTGAATCAGTCTTGTCTATGGCAAGGGTGAATGAGCACGTATATTCATCACCCTCGAAGCCGTTGTCTCTAATAGAGACCGTTTTATTTGCTAGTTCGTTTATCTCCATGTTGAGCACTGCCGTTGTATTATAGGGCGTTCTTGGTAACATTAAGACCTCACAAACTTTGCATTCATGTTTGTCATCTGGTCATAATCAATAGCGTTTGATTGATCAGCTTCTTGTATTGCTCTTGGTATCTCAGCAACTAACACGGCTCGTATGTTCTCAGCATCACCGCCACCGTTTACAGTCACATTCACTTGATAACTATTAGACATACTATTCGTGTTATTTGTAACCCCTCGGGAAAACTTACTTTTCATTACACCATTAAGCGCAGTTTCGGCAGGATTGAGAACGCTCTCCCCATTTCTGATTAATGCGCTTATTCCGTCCGATGTTCTACCGCTTCCATCATTGATTGCACCGTTTGAACCATTGTAAAACTTAGGCTTTGAGCTTGCTACCTGTGCCGCTAATCCAAATACAGTTGCTCCAATAGTTGCACCCGCCGCAAGTTTACCAATAGGGCCAGTTGGCATGTTCTTAATCACATCAATAACAGCCGCCGCCGCATTTGCTGTGGCTAGTGCAGAAGTTGCCGCCCATGCTACATTCGCAGTTTTCTCTTGTTCTTCTCTGGTTCTTTTTTGTATCTTGGCAATTTCAATCTCTTTCTTCTTCTCGCTCATTGTGCTTTTTTGAATAGCTTCAATTTCTTTGCGTGAGTCCATTGCAAGAGACTGCTGTTTTGCTCTTGATATTTGATTGATGCCAGTAACAACCATTTGTGCAGATTTCCACAGTCTTTCTTCGGCTTTTCTCTCTTCCTCAGCCCTTTTGTCGAGCTCTTCTTTTTTGATCTGCGTAATAAGCTCTTCCATTGCTTTGGCTTCGGCGATAATTTTATCATTTGTAATTACTTGCTGTTTGTAGTTGTTTTCTCTTGTCGCTTCTTCTTTTGCCTCTCGCTTTTGAATCTCTACAACCTGTACAGCCTCGCGCCATTCTGCTATTTTGCGATCGTGGTCCATCTGCGCCTTTGCCTCTGCCGATAGCTCTGCCGCCTTCCCGTCACCTTTGCCTTTTCCTCCGAAGTCTATCTTCTTCCCTTTTGCCTTTTCAATGCCCCACTTTTTTTCTAGTTCTATTGTGGCCTTGACGGCACTGTTGTATTCTGTTGCACCCTTGAGGCGTCCCCCTGAGAACTTGGAAATCTCCTTGTTTATCTCCACTCTCTTCTTTGTGATTGCTGAGATCTCATCCTCTAAAACATTTCTTTTCTTCTCATCTTCAAGTGTTCTTTTTGACATAGAAGACAGGCTTTTTTGCAACATTTTTTGATCTTTTGCAAGCTCTTTATACTCCTTGGCAGACGCCTCGATCTCTTTTGAGCCTTCTAGCTTGTTTATTTTTTTAAGTAATTGGTGTTGCTTAATCAACTCCATGTGTCGGTTTGCTTCTGCTACTGCAACTTTATCTGTACCTTTGAGCCCGTCTATTAGAATCTCTTTTGTAACCCTTGCAATATCAGCCATTACCGTATACCACTGTTGTGCAACAGGTATTAAGTCTTCACCTATTCTTGCCTTTATGTTTTCTATGTCGGCTTTAGAGGCGGCCATTTTACCCATTGCGCTCTCTGCGGCGTCTCCAAAAATTCCCACCTTCTCCTTCATCTGGTCTACTGCCGCGCCAACTACATCCTTTGCACCCATAACCTGAATACCAACGTCGTCGAGAAACTGGGCAGAACCACGAGCCAAACCAGTCATAACCGTTTGCATTTTAGAAGAAACATCTTGCCCTGTTGCCAAAGCTTGAGCACTTACATACTCCATAGCGACAACCATTTGATCAAAATCAACACCACCAACCATAGCCTGCATTGATAACTGTTGAAGCTCTAGGTCGGTAATCATCCCACTAGTTGCACTCCTCATGGAGTCCATCATTTTATTATAGTCTTTGCCTTCATTGTTGGCAAAGTTCTCAAAATTCTTAGAAACAAATTTAGATTTTGCACCAAGCTCACCCATCTCGCGGGCCATTAGTGCAACCTTTTTTGCCATTTGGATAGAGATAAAAGCCATTGCCGCTTTTTTCAGCCCATCAAGAGCACCAGAAGCTCCGCTGGTTTGGCCTTCTGCTTCTTCAGCGGCGTCACCATAGTCCTCTAATTGTTCAGACAGTCTATTTACTGTGGCTGACTGTTGGTCTATTGCTCTGAATATTGTTTCTATTGTATTTGGCATTTTCACACTCCGCCATTATTGATCTGTAAAGGGTTTCAGCCTCAAGCCATGCAGGATGACGCTCACGCCTTGGAACTTGTATTCCATGCCTTATTGTATATTCGTAGTCTTCTACCCATTCCTCAATGTGTGGAAGCCTTACTTTGTCTGGATGCCTGTATAATTGAATAGACATTCCTGAACTTGTTTTTATGCCGCACAAAGGACGGTCATACTTTTGCCCTCCAGCACTTACCGAAGCGGGGCCGCTCCAACCAAAAAGATCTCTCTTTATAGGATCGGCCCGACACTCTTTTGACGAGGGATAATCGTCAAGAATGCCAGACCGAATAAATGCTTCAACTATAAAGCCTTTGCCTCTTTTTCACGAAGGCCAGACAAACAAAGAATCTCATCATAAACGTCATCAATACACTCATCAAGATCCATGCTATTAAAAATATCATCAATAGAATAATCACCAGACTTTGCAGAAACACCAGAACAATACTTCTTTACAATGTACTCAGTATACTCCGCAGTTTTAACCGCATTCTCTACCATTGACATCTTACCGCTTACTTTTGCCTGTTGCTCCTTTGATGCTCCTTTGAGGTCTTCAATACCTTCCTCCTTCACAGCTTCAAAAAATCCATCTGGCAAAGTATCGAGAAGTTTTGCCCTGTGGCTTCTTCTGTCTTTGTAGTCCATGTTCTTAATTGTAAACTTGAGCCCGTTTACTTCTACTACTACTGGCTCACCGTTTACAGTTATGTCTCTGTCTTTTGCACCTTTGTTGTCTTCTTTAATTTCGATTGATCCCTCAGTCATTTTTCACGCCTTATTTTAAAGTAATATCCATACCTGTCATTTTTGCAGATATCTGAAGAGCAAGAGTGCCTTCTGAATCTGCCTTGTTTACTTCGCTTGTTTGCACGTTATCAAAAACAATATCTATGTTAGTTCCTGCGAATGTCACGGGGTCCTTGGTTAGGTTAGATTTATTGTCATTAATAAGCGACTCAGTTGCAGGCCCAATGGCAATCAAAAGAGCGTTAAGCGTTCCCTTTTGCCCTGTGTGCTTCATCTTAGCGCCACCCTGAGCATTGTTTGCCGCTTCTCCTGCAATGTCTGCGTTTATTTCCCAAGTCCAATTAACTACAGCGTATACTTGAGAGCCGAAAGTGCAGGTTTTATCTGCCATTGTTTCGATTGCTCCAGTATCAGCGCCAGTAAGTGCAAAGCGCCCACTTCCTGCGGTCTCATCCTGTGCAAACCCTGTAAGATTCCCAAGGGTGTATTTAATCTGTGAGTTAGGGCCATCAGCCCCGATCGTAAGAGTACCAACACCACCGCGAAGAGTGTCCATCGTAAAAGCGTCGTCACACTGGTAAGTCTTAAGATTACCTGTGAGAGTTGTACACGTTGGGGTGGCGTCCCAGTATAGCCTTTTATTGGTTGTCCCGTCTACCTTCATACCGAAGGCCCCAAGATAGCCCCATACTTTAGGAGCAACAGCAGGATCACCAGAGTGGCGAAAGTCTGCCATAATATCAGGAAAAGAAAGGCGCTGAACACCTGAAACAAGCTCACCCTCTTCAAAGGTTCCCATGGCTGGATCGCCAATTGACTCTTTTGGTATATCATATGAGGCTTGGCCCGATGAGTACCAGTATACATCTTGATCCGATGCCGTTAATGTTTCAACCGTTCCAGCTACCGCCTCAACTCCGAGAGTTACCTGTATTCGATTAGTATCAAAGCTCATTTTTTACCTCACTCTTTTTTATTAACTTCTTAATTTTTGTACCAGCTCCACGGACTACCCCGCGACTATCAACCACTTTCTCAGTGGGCTTTACTTTAACCGTCATATACTGTTGCGAAGAATCTGACTGTATATCCACAATTTACCTCTACTTCAAAAGCGTCCTCTTTGAAAGTTTCCGCTGGTTCTAATTCGTTCATATATTCAAGATAGTTACCGCCTGCACTGCATAAAGCTGCATAGCAAAATGCAAAGGCTGACCGGATATCATCACACATTTTATTTTTCTGATCTTGCAGGTCGAACTCTTCACTTGCTAAGGTGGAAGAACCTTTTTTTGAGTAACCCTTGATAGTGATCGGGCACTGTAGTTTATAAGATCCATTCTGCATTACTCCACCATCAAGAACAGTCTCAACGCCTAGGTCAGCACTCAAAACAACGCCATTTGTTATATTGGCCCCGTTCTCAGTACTCTTGATAGAAGTCCAGTCAAAATTAAACCCATTGGCCACGGTCATCACTGAAACTCTATCATAAATAGCTTGATGTATAGCTGTCTTACTCATTGTAATCCTACTTGTCTTGCAACCGTTTGAGGAATTGCGTTTATCTCTGCTTGCATTCTTGGTAAGAACTTACTCCAAGCCTTACCCATAAAATCATCATGTGGAACACCTCCACGACCACCAGAAGAAGAGGCAAGAGGGGAAATTTTACCTTTTTTATATTGCTCTTTAGACCCATCGTTTTGAATCCATCCTATATTCCACTTTCCCGCACTTGTCACTATGTCGGGGTTTATCCAGAACTTTAATTGCATACGCCTCACATTTATCTGAGCCTGTATTGATCGCTCTGTGTTTCCTGTTGGCTTGTAGTGCTTCCTGTCTGGGTATCTGTGCCTATCCTGTGACGCCTTACTTGACACGTTAAATCTATGATCACCCTTGGCTTCAATCTCAATCTTTGGCCCGTACTTCTGTAATACTTTTACGGAGGCTCTATTTATGCCTTTGTCGTATGCTTTGAGGGCTCTTCTGATTTCCTCAATGCCTGTTACCTCTACAGCATCAGCCAACTGGAACACTCTTTACAGTTGCATACTTGCACTTGACTTCACCATCTTCCTCAAGCCCCTTAAGGCTCTCCTGCGTAATCATGCCCTGTATTCTGGTTACGTCAGCCCAATATGATTGCATTTTATCGAAATAGATATCACGCTCACCTTTACGCTTTCCCCAGTAGCCGTGAAAGATCTTATACATTGCAAAGGCTACAGTATAGGCAATAGCAACATCAGCAGTAAGATAGTCACTACCATCAACAGGAATATCAGCCACAGCTATACCATTCACATTATAGATAAGCCTAACCTCTCGCTCAATGGCTCCAAGGTATGCACTAACATCTTCAGTTGCGTTTATATATTCGCTGTGTTCGTCTTCGTCTAATAAGCTTGGGTCTAAATACATATTATCTTCGCCCCCTTCTTCCTTGCATTCTCCAATACATCGGCCTTCTCGCTATGTCAACGCCGTAAGGATTTACCGCTCCTGCATAACTCCCATCAGGAAGCAAAAGAGAGCCGTCTATTAATGGGGTGTAGCTTGTTGTCAGTACTGGTGTGGCTCCGTCGATTGTACCATCGTTTGTGCCCTCATGGTCTGTCAGTACAGTTGTAGACCAATCGCCATCGCACACATACCTAGATATAACTCCACCCGAGTTGGATATTGCTATATTTCTGAGACATCCATTTGCATAAAATTCAGGATCGGTGCCCTTGCGCATCAATCTAGAAATTGGTATAGTTCCTGAACTTGAGGCAATCCGCACCTGCCCCACCTCTGAGAAATTTACAGGTGTTACCTCGCTAACTACTGGCACCCCGTCAACTTCTAAGGTGCAGTTGCTGTACTGCCAATTGCCAAGATTATTTGCAAGCACAAAAGATGTGCCGCCAACTGAGTCCCTGTTGTCATAAACAAATGCAAATGTCCCAGTATTGATCATTTTTACAGACATGTTTAGCTCTGTCATCTCTAGCTCGGGAAATGATATAGAGTCGTTAATCCCATCAACATAATAGGCATTGTTTTTAATTTTATATGCCGCTTCAGCTCCGCTTATATTGACAGTAAACACGTTATTACTTCCCGCAATACCGCTCACAGTACCAAGCAAGCCAGCAATACTATTAGCGTCGCCAGTACAACCCACACAGGCCGCGTCTTGGAGAGGTGCGTATACAGTACAGTTGTCAATATTGGCAGAACTGATTAATGTAGCCGCTGTATTGTTATACCGTTTGATTATTGCTTTTTCCCATGTACCACCAGTAATACAAACACCTGAAGCGATTTGAGAAGTGTCAACCTGAAAACCGTTTGTAATAACTATTACACCTGTATCTATTGCCGCGACATTAGCCACTGGCGCCATATCTTCAAGAAGCGTCCAAGTATTACCAGCAGTGTTCGCCGTTGGGTCTGTTGCTATTGTTTCGAGATCGGCAAAGTCTCCGCCTGAGCCTACTGTATAATTAGCCAAGGTTCACCACCGTTAATAGAGCTTCATCTTCTGTATAAACCGCTTTAGTTTCACAGTCTGGATGTTCCGCTTTAAGTCGTGCAACATCTATGATATAAGTAACGCCTTTAAGCTCTCTTTTGTCTGTTGGCTGGCCTGTCTCTGGATCTGTTGGGCCTGCCGTATGCTTGTACTTTAATTTATCATACAACTCATAAGACACAACTATACAGTAGTGAGAAGGTTGATACACCTCACCTCTGTACCATCGTGTTAAAAATCCCGCTGGGCGTCCTGCACATGCTGTTTTTTGAAAGGTTATGGTCTTCACGTTTATCCCTCTTTAAAGTTGAGGGCCCGAAGGCCCCCGTTTTATTACTTAGCTGGTTTTGCAGTAGCTTCAATCATTTTATTAATCAAAACTTTTCTATCCTTTGGCATGTCTTCACATGATTCAGAATCTACTTTCCAACCGTCCGCAAGCCAAGGAGCAAGATTAACCGTTCTGGTCTCTCTCACCTCTTTGCCCTTTGTTATCTTCAATTTGTACAAGCTCATGTTATCCCCTTAAGCTGTCATTGCCGCATTAGTAATCTCATCAACACGAATCGCCGCACGTGCCTGCTGAAGTACGAAATTCCAATACCATTCGATATCATATTTGGAAGTAACTGATTTGCCACCATCCATGTCGAAGTAGTTTAGCTCACCGTTTTGCGCACCTATAACACCATTGGAGTCATGAGAAACACAGTAAAGTGAAGTCGTAGAACCAGTTTCAGAGAAATCAAGAATTTCAGCATCAGAAGTGTCACGCCCAGCCTTAATAATTGGCACACCATTGTAGTACATTGCTTCACGTCCGAACTCGTCTGGAGTAAAGTAGATGTTACCAGCAATAGCAGGGTTTCTCATAGCCTGTGCGAACTTAGAATACATAGTAGTATTACAGTAGATCACACGGTTGTCGCCTTCAAGCTCTGCGATAGCTTCATCAAGAGAACCAAGAGAAAGACCTGCAGTACCATTGCTTACCGTTTGACCAGCCGCAACACGAGACTGCAACCCAGTAAAACTGTTTCCAGTACCGTCACCCTTAAAGAAGGTTTCCGACATTGTCCGAGCAATAGCTTTAACGCGCATCATTTCATCAACACCAGCACGGCCAGCGCCCTGAGTCTTCAAAACAAAGCGGTCGATAGTCATACCGCCACCACAGATTTTAAGATCTTCTGAGATCTCTTCGATTTCACCGCTGGCACGAGTCCAATCAGCATTTACAGCACGAAAACCAACAGAAGGAAGAGTCTTTTCTCTCACCACTTTGATAGTTGATCCTGTGATATTTTCATTTTTGATATGGTTTAGGAAAGGTGCATTATTCAGGTAAGTTTGAACAATCCCAGCCTTTCGAAAGTCATCGGTACCGATTTTATATTCGGCAAGAGTAAAAGCGGCCATTTTGCGCTCCTCATAATTAATAGTTCTAATTAATCGGGCACATCCCGCAGATATTTAAAGTTTTTCGCCTCAAGCGATAGAGAGAGCTGAGTAGCCCTCTCTAGTAATATACTATCTTAATTCTGTATTTATTTATTTATTTGTATTCTCTAGCGAAAAGGTCAGCCGCTTCCATCTTTGAGATGTCGGTTTTTGGCTCTGCAACACTCGGAGCCTTTGAAGCCGTGCCCTCTTTAGATGCCACTAACCAAGGGTTGTTTGCCTTGAGAGTTTCCCATACTGCGGCACCCTTGTGCTCTGTGGCTCCATCGGTCATCTTAACTTCTCCACCCTCAATAGAAAGTGTGCCCGCTTTAATTCTACCGCTTGCCGTATCAACAAAAGCACTTCGATTAATACCGTTGGCCTCTGCTTGGCTTAAGATGTCGCCTGATGTCTTAATAAAAGCGTTTTCCTCAGTGAGTACTTGCTCTGCCTTCTCTTTGGCGTCAAACTTGCCTTGTAAGTCTTTGATACTTTCAAGGGCTTGCTGTAGTTGAGAATCTTTTGAAGCGTTCCCGTCCACATACCCCTGTACAGATTGCTCTGCCTCTTGGATCTGACTCTTAAGGCTTGGAATGGTTGTATTTTCCATGATACGAGCGGCGGCGTCTCTATCTGCCATAGATTTATGGTGACCTTTTAGAACTTCCTTTGCCGCTGTTGCCTCTGGAGTTCCTAAGCCCTCCAAGTACACATAAACGTCTTTTACTTCTTCCATGATTATCCCTCTTTCAATACAGATTTTGAGATCATTCTATTAGCCTTATCATCAGGCTGAAAACCTCGTTTATCTAACCCTTTAATATAATTCTTTTTCTTCTCTGAGTTGCTTGCCCCTATGATTTGAGCCCTCTTTTTCTCACTCAATCCATCGAGGTATTTCTTCACTCTTTCCTGAGAGTATCGGCCTTTGTTCTCTGGGTATACTGCGGTTTTACTACATAGGCAATTGGGGTGCGCTGGAACTCTCGCCCCTGCATCAATAGGATAGACACCTTTGCCCATACCATAAGCATCAGCCTCAGCATAACAATCGCATATATCAGCCCGTGGATGAGATGCAGAAAGAATCCACTGAAAGCCAGTTGCACCGCTTTCGTGTGCTCCTCTTGTAAAGGACATATCATAAGAACGAGCTATCTCTGTACGGCTTATTCTCTCGTTGATATAACCCGCTTTTTTCTTTACTGCATACCCCACAGCTTTCTCTATGTCTCGACCTGCTTCTATGGCTTTGATTAACTTGTTATAACTTGCCCTTATTCCCGAACCATTAACAAGACTTTTTTGCAACTTCTTCAGAGCGTTTATTGATTCCTTAGAAGCGAAACCTTCCCGCCTGTATTCATTGATTAAGTCTTGAGCTGTTTTTGAAAGAGTAGGGTTTGCCGTGTTGACTTTGCCTATCTGCTTTGTGAGGTCGGTAACATTACCTTTAAATTTAAAGTAATCTTTCAGTACAGACTTTACAGCCTTTTGAGATTCCCCGCTGTGTATTGTATCAGAGAGAGAAACGCCCTTATCAAACTTAGTGAATAAAAAGTAGTTCTTTGCTAGATTAAGATTGAGCGACAACTGAACAGGAGCAAGCCCTATCTGTGACGCCTTAATTGACCCATTGACTAGCACGTCTTCCATATGTGAGAGGTAGCCCGCCTCTTTGTACGCAAGATCAACCGCGACCGATGGGGTATTCTCTTCCAAGAGGTCTATGATAATACTTATGAGCTCCTCATTATAAGGGCCCATATTGTATTTAGTCTGTAGTGCCAACTTTTGGATTTCGTTCATCTATTACTTCACTGCTTTCTATGTTATCAATTACAAGGTCAAGAGCTAGTTTGTTAGTCCCGAGTAGTTTCTTAGCAAGCATTTTTGCAACTTCACGAAATCCATCTTCAACGCCGTTAGCCTTGAAAAACTCAGCACCTATTTGTAGTTCATCAAGAGTGGGATTCATTTCAGGGGTATAGTCTCCTGCATAGTCAGTCTCAGCAATCCAAGAGCCAACGCCGTTGTATTCCTGCCATGTGAGATATCGCCACTCGTCAATAGCTTTTGCAATAGATTCAACGCGTTTTATTGATTCATTGCGAGCGGTGAAAGTGAAAGCCTTTGCAATTCCGCTTTCAGCTTGGCCCGATGATTCAGCCGTATTTATGCCGTGCTCATCTGCTACCCTTCTCAATTCTTGATAATAGTGCTCAATGTTTGCAAGGTGGTTTGGTACGTGGTCAGGGTTTGGAGAGTAAGGGGTTACATCTGCACCGCTTGAGTTTCCAGTAGGATCATTCACAGCAATAGCGTTTGTCACACCTTCTCTGACTGCCTCTATTCCTTCGGCGTTCTTTATCACCATAATATCATGGGCTTGACGGGCAATAATCCAATCACTATCACTCATTAGATTAAAGATCTTCCAACAAATTAGCATAATGCCGTAAGACTGAGGCCAAGGAAGATAATCAGTGCCATCTACTCTTGGATTGGCAAAAACGGGAAGCACTGGCATGTATCCAATCTGTACAGGTGTTTCTTCAACAAACTCCCATGTTACAGACTCAAGCCCTGAATAGTTTATATTTTTAGCCTGCTGAATAGTAAGA